CTTCTTCTAGCTGCTTTACCACGTTCTCCTGTCCACCCTTTAGACCTAGCACAAAAAGATTTACGTCTTTTAGCTGCTTTACTGCCTCTTTTAACTTTACCAGTTACAGCAGTTTTTAACTTAGATCCGGGGTTAGCTGCTCTGTGCGCTCTAACTCCTCTTGGAGTCATTCCTGCACCAGCTTCAGTTTTTCTGTAGTTACCACCCGGACCTGTTGTTTTTCTAATGGGGTTTTCTTTTTTTCGTTTTTTAAGCATTTGCTTTCTTCTTAGCTTTTGCACTTAAATCAGCATAATGAAAAATTGGTTTACTAGTTTTAGTATGTTTTTTATTAGTATGTAATTTACCATTAGGCATTTTATGAAAATTACCTGTCCACTCCGTTCCGTCCCTTAAATAATGTTTTGAACTTTTTGCCATATTATTTTACCTTTTTATTAACTGATTTTTTTACTTTACCACAGGAACAGTTTTTATTGAACTCCTCCAAGTCCTCCAACCTCTTGAAGATTTGGTCGAATTTGCTGTTGATCTGTTCCACTAAGTCTATCAGTTCCTGCTTGCTGACTACCATTACCTACTCCTTGTTGTGCTGTAGATGGTTGTTGCTGAAACCTAAGTTCCAGTTCTTTTTCTTTGAGCAAAGACTGAGCTATTCTCATTCTTCTTTCAAATTCCCTGTCGTCACCGTCGCCTTCCTTAATGTTGGTGGTTATGGCTTTAATCTTATCAATTTCAAGTTCCTGAGGTGCTAGCTGTGTTTCCATCATAGCTTTACCTGCTCTAGCCTGAGATTCCGCAGCTTGTCCTTGTAGGGCTGCTGTTTGTGATT